ATTTTGAACATATTACGCAAATGCAATAGTTATTTCATCATTGCCACTAGCGGATGGAGTCAATACCCCATTCACCGATAGCATAGTCGTTCCGTTGTCATCCTCGTAAGTAGGACCATCGGTAATATCAATCAGTGACGATTGAATGATGATTCGTTGCCCAGCCGCCGAACCATGACGGAATGTCAGATTACCTAAGCTCGTGCCAAGACACGCAGAAAAATAGTCCTTCTGCGCAATGGTAGGAGCCTCGAACTCTACCGCTACCGTAGGACGACGATCTGCATACTGCACAAACGGACCCTGTGGTAATCCAATCAATTCACGATATTGTATGTCAACCGCCATGTCTAGCGTTAGGCTACGAAGTGGCGCAACATAATCGAAGAACCGAAACTCGCCAGAGTTAGTATGGTTCACTACCTGTGGTGTGATTTGGTTATAGGTTGGAGACAATGGTGCAGTATCGGTTGGTGCTGTGTACAATCCAGTCATCGTAAACTGGAATGTCGGTATTTCGCCAACAACAAAGCTGGCAGTCACCGTACCTCTACAGCCCTTGATAATGTGCTGGATGCCATCCACATTAGCGTAGATAGTAGCCGACTCGAAGCCCTGCCCGACTGGTGAATAAACGTGATGCTCGTCTATTGAATAGGTAGAACTAGACGTAGGAGAAACAGGGAATGTCCCATGGATGGTAGCGATCTTGCTAGAACCAACATAGGACTTAATGATTGCAGTCTGTGTTCCAACTCCAGTTGGAGTGTTGTTAGTAAACCGTATCCGCATACCACGATAGGCATTATCAACCGCACTGGCAGTATTAGCCAGGGTGATGGTAGTACTAGAACCACCAGCAGCAGTGCCAGTATGGGCAGCTCCTAACGTGGATACATTAAAGCCACAGGCACGCAACAACGCATCTAAGCCAGGTGGTGGTGTCGCAATGTTGGCAGAGCCACGACTCGCTGCTTCAACCGTTAGCGTAATCTGTACGTTTTGGTTGGCTACTAATGATTCATAGTTGCCCAAGTACGGACGGATTACAGTACGCTCCACCGTAGTGGCATTTAACGGAGTTACCGATAGGTCACTAACCAATAACGCCTCCGTTGCAGTTGGCGTTGGATCAGTACCATAGGTGCCGCCAGGTATGCTATATGTTGACGTATTATCAGGAGACGAACTAAACGTTCCTTGTATAGTAGCAGTCTTAGTTGAACCAACGTAGGCAGCAATTATTTTAGTATCACCAGAACTTGTACCACCAGTAATGGTGATAGGTAGCCCAGCGTAGTAATTATCAACTGCGCTTGCGCCGCTGGCTAGAACTATCGTGGTCGCCGTCCCCCCCGCCTGCGCTGTCCCCGTCAGCGGTGGTTCCACCTCCACCAGTACCAGTCGTTTCCGTGTTAGTAATGCCATCGTTAGCCTCCGTTTTATTTACAACAATTGCAGTATCCGTAATCAGATACGATCCACCAGTACCATTCATACACCTAGGTCTCCTAACGACGTGCGGTATCTAACACGGTAGAACATCATAGTTAGCCCCGTGGGTTGATCAGTGTCGAGCACGTCAAACTCGACAGTCTCTGGAATAATGTCAAACGCCAAACCGTTTAGCGTAATGTCCGCCAACAATTTAGCGTGTACCGACTTAACGGTTGGGTCTGCCAATTGGTCTGGTACTGCACCCCGTGTTACTACTGCAATACGAGTAAGCAGTGACCAGTTTAGGTATGGCAAGAATCCCTCCATGTCGCACTCGTCCTTAGTCCACTCCACAATAATTGCAGGAGATTCAGAACGAGCCAGTGCTTCAACACGAGAGCGATAAATGCGAGTACTAACGCCAACCGTGCCAGTCAGGTTGGTAACTATCCTCGCTAATATCTGCTCTCGTTTGGTGCTCATGTTTTGCTCAACATAATCTGGCAGAATAAACCATCATCAATTGTCCGTGTGTCTCTGACCTTGTACGCTACTCCAGCAACAGTTAACGAGTCATTATAAACAAGTGCCCCAAACTGGCTTGTTTTGCAGGTCAGCCGATAGTCAGTGCTAACTACTGCAACACCATCTTGTTCGATAATGCCAGGTTGGTCGAGGATACCGAGCCCAGTTATTGCACCAGATACAACGGTATCCCCGAAGTCGTCAAGGTAAACGTCAACATCGTCAACAAATGCAGGCACAGTTATGCTCCGTACTTCTTAGAACCGAAACCATACACGGCAGCATGTCCACTGGATCCAGCAGTGATAGCAGTCGTAACCCTTACATACCGCTTGAGGTTGTCGCTGTTACGCTGTAACGTTGTATACAATGCCGTGTTAGCAGTACCAACTACAGATAGCGCACCACCGCCAGCCGTTGAAATAGCAGCAAAACCACTGCCACTAGCGTCGGACTCCTCAACCGTTACAGTGATTGTTTTGTTTGCTCCTAATGCAGTAGCAGATACTAGAAAAACAATATCGCCCTCGTAGTCGAGCAAATCAATTGCAACGCCAGTTACATCAGCAGCAGCTCCAGGTGGTATTGGTGCCAGGCTGTTGGTTATATCAGCCAGCCGACTAATTCTAGTTCCCAAATTTGTGATTGCCATTGTTCCTCCTATACAGCTAGGTCAATAATACGGCTGAATGATTCGGGACGACGGATACCGCAGTCAAAGGTTTGCATAATCCGTAGATCAATGCTGCCCGCCGCATACCCTGTACCGTATGGATTAGGTAGAATCTCAGTACCACCCCACATCGCCATGACAACATCAGCGAAGTTCCCGAAAATTATGCAGTTACGGTTTGAAGTTCCACCAAAATTGTTGGGCACCTGGTTGGAGCGGACAATTGGATACCCATTGACTGCTGGTAATATGCCACGACCAGCAGGGTCTAATAGGTTGTTTGTCCATAAAGGTAGGTTCTCAATAGTTGTTCCCGCCTTCAATTTCTTCAAGAACCCAATCACCCTTGCATTGGTTAGGTAGTAAAGGCTACCATTTAACGCATTGAGTATATCGACCTGGGACTCCATGTCGATTAGTTTGTCAAGGTTGGCAAACGTGTTGGAGGTCAATGTTATTGTCTGAGCACTGCTAGCCAATGGCACTTGTAGGATGCCCTGGGGTTGCCCATTGGTGCCAGAACCATTGATAACAGCTAAGTCAATGCCTAATGCTAATTGCTGGGCAATGTCATTACGCACTAACTGCTCAATGTCAGGACTGGTCTGCTGCATTGCTAATCGAGTAATCCTACTCAACACGCCCGCTTGCTTTGGCATTAGGGTCATGTTGTCATAGGTGGTTCCAGACTGAGTGACCGCTGCATCCTCAGCTACCCAGTACATAGTGGAAGCTGACTTCTGACGTGGGATAGAAACATTGCCAGTTAGACCAGTTAGAACGGTTGGTCCAAGCTGCGTGATAATTGCAGTGTTCCGTAACAAGTCGATGAAGCTTGCCGCCAACAAGTTCTCCGCAACTAATGCACCACCAGTTGAGTATGAAGTAACGTTCTGTGTGGTACGAGTGCTGATTGGGATATTGTGTGGAATGAAGAACCCTTGAGTTTCACGCCCAATTTGTTTAGCGAGAGTATCAGATACTTCACGCTCTAGTCCAGCATCATTCCATGTGTTGTTGACACAGGCACGGATAGCACGAACTACAGAATAGTCACGCTGCTCCCGTTTGCTTAGATCGATTGCACTAGAGTCGGTCTGGACGGGACGTTCGATTTGTCCTGCTGTTTGTAACACATCGAGGAATGCAGCACGAGCCTCCTCAATACTTTTGCCAGACTCAACTAATTGATCCGCTAATTCATGACGGTTGAACTTAGTACCGAGAGCGGTAATAGTCCGTACCCGATTCCGTTCGTCAGTGATTGCAGATTGATGCAATTCCAACGATTGTTGTTGTTCCATTTTGTCCTCCGCGTGTTTAACGATTAGTGGCTCCTCGTCCACCAGGCTTCTGCCAACGCCAACCGTAGGATCAGCGGGGATTGTCACCAAACTTAATTCGAGCGGTTCCCACTCAGTAACCCGATATTCATCGGTAGGCTTCTTTGGGTCGCCCATTCGTAGTATACGGTATCCAACTGAAACGTTGCGTATTATACCATTCCGCACATCGTCCTTCATTTGCTGAGCAAATGCCGATGATGAATACCGTGCCTCCGCATAACCACGTTTGTCCTTGACATAGGCACGCTCCACAACACCTACCAGTTGGTTCATGTCGTGGTTGAATAGGAGTGGTGCTCCATTGTTCAGCCTATCCAGCCTAACAGCACCATCGCCATGGTCAAGCACTTCGTCACCCATCGCTCGGTCTACTGGCATCTCCGAGGAGAAGCTGAATCTGACCATGTTGTCATCATCATTGTCCTCCTCCATTCGTCCCATCATTCGTAACATCATTGGTTGTCCTCCTCACTAACAAAAAGAATTAGCTTGTTCAAAGTAGCAGGTGTTAGCTTTTCGTCTACAGTAGTATCCTCCCCCCAAACCTCGTCACTAGAACGATTTTTATAAAAGAATTCAACTGCACCATTTCCAAAAATCTCACATTCTAGATAATGCTTACCTTTATTCCAGGCAAACATGAAATTATCTAATTCCCCTGGGCAAGCATCTGGAACTTCTAACAATAAATGATCTCGTCTAAAATGACTATTCAAAGTTTTCAAGACTTTACGAGAGTTGTCTAGAACATCTGTAGTAAAGCCTGCGTCTCTTGATGATGCTTCAATGTAAAGCTCGTCAATGTAGGACTCCCTTTGTGACATCATTGGTTGTCCTCCTCGTCAGCATTATCCATTTGAGTAACCACCTTGTTTGCCCAGGTCTGCCCAGGGTCTCCACCCCACAGTGCCCATGCTATGCGACCATTACTAGGAAACCCGTCCTCGCCTGGGCTAAACCCAGTACCCTGCTTGTCCACTTCATGCCGTGCGAAAAATGAGCGCATACGACGTAATGTATCAGGACTGAGTTCCACTCCATTCTGTATGTCCCTAGCCCGTGCTACACCAACTGCAGTACCACCACGACCAAATTCACGCCGCCAAGCCAAACCCTTCCTCGCCTCAGAACGTGCTCCAGAAGGTGGACGGAAGTTGATATGACTGTATTTTTCAGGAACCCTTTTATAGACAGGATTTACAGATGATTCCTCAATGTCGTCCTCCTCTATATCATCCTCATCCTCTACGTCATCATCCTCTACGTCATCAACCTCTTCTTCATCATCAACTGCTATTGGTGCAGCAAATTGTTGTACTGCTAAAGGCATGGGCACGTCAGTATCAAACTGTAGTTCTAACGATTCCGCCAATTCATGTTCAGACGATAGCTGGTTGTAAACCTCCTGAAGGTCGCTGCCATTCTCAGCAATAATCTGTGCCTTCGTCAGGAACCCCGCCTTCAATGCTTCCTTGTAGGCATCGACTTCCTTAGTTGGATCGATATAACCCCACGACCGTGGGAAAAATCGACAGGCATGATAGAACGATGGATCTAGTTCATACCGTGGCAGGTTCACAACACCAGACAACACAGCCAGGTCAAGCCATCGGTAATAGACGACCTTGTTAAAGTTGTCTATTAGCCACGCCTGTAACTGCCGCCATACATCACGTTCATTCTGTAAAGCCAGACGACTACTACTGTAGTTACTCTGGCTATAGTCATTCATAACGGATTCAGCACTACATCCAATGCCCGCTGAAAATGCACGAAGACTTGCACGGATATAATCAGCATACGCAGCCGACTGGTCATTATTTATCGCTGGAACACTAACCGATTCTCCAGGTTGCAAGTACTTGAATACACCTGGCTCAAACGTCGTCACTCGCTCATCGTCATAAACGCCATCACCAATTAGTTCACCTTCAGGACTCGTGATAAATCCCATTAGGCTGGCAGCCACCCTTTTACTGATTAATTCTGCCTGCTCATACCCGCTCAGGTGATGTAGCCGCTCCACCGATGAACTGAACCACGTTACACCACGAGTTTGTCCAGGTCTGTCTACCGTATATAAATGAATGATTTCTTCAGCAGGAATCCTCGTATATTTCGAGGTGACTACAGTATGAGAACTAAACAGGTAGTCGCCTGGATGCCTCATGCCTGCATAAAAGTAGTAGGCAGTAGGACGTGACCACCTGTCCACTTCAACGCCCATCCGTATCTCATTACCATTCTCCGCAGTGCCATTGTAGTCGTCCACCAATAGGTCAGACTCGATCACTTCCAATGCCAGCGGAACCCTACTATATCCAAATTGTTGGTTGACTAAACGGATGATTACTTCGCCGCTCTCAGCGCATGACCGCATCACGAGTCGTTCAATGTCGTGGAAATTTAGCCTTCCGCCAACATCACACGACCCCTTCTTGCACCATTCATGCCATGCCCCTTCAATCAAATCGTTGGTTCGCTGATCTAGTCGCCCAGCTCCACGAGCCATCTTTACCTGAGACTGGAACTGGATGCCACTGCCCACTACATTGTTGACAACTATTCGTAATGCCTGACGTGCATAATCATTATCCCTACATAACTGTCTGGCTCGGTTTCGTAGTGTACGCAGTGAACCACGAATTTCCGAGTCCGCATTAGTCGAACTCGTTAACCAATTCTGTGTCAGACGATTAACGCCAGCACCTTGGTACGAACGCTGCCTACGCCTTGGTTTGCTAAATAAATTTAGTATCTGCCTGTACAATGCCATGTCAGAACCTCACAAATAAACTGTGTGGATCGCCCTGCCCATTCTGTATTAACTCCTGCCTGCGCTCCTGCGTTATCTGATAGCGCAACTGGTCTCGCAACATAATCAGGTCAGATAACGCCATCTTCTTGATGCTACGTCCTGCAATAGAATACTCCTGAACCGCCTTGTTTGAAATCATGGCACGGATAGCAGCTTCAACACTGTCGAGGTCAATTTGCGCCTGCGTCCGTAGTTCCGCTCCTGCAGTTTGCGTACTTAAGTTTTTCCGTACTTCTACCCTACCCTGACCTAGCGTTACCCTATTGGCTCCTTGTGTTGCGTATGCCTGCCAATAATAGGTAGTTCCAAGTAGTGTTACCGTCTGTGCTGCCGTCGCTGTTGTCTCCCAACCAGTTAGGTATGGAGTGCCAGTCAACGTTAAATTCTGCGCTCCCCTAATAGCATAGGTCAGCGTATGCGTGGTGGACGTTATCTGATTCCCTAGGTTGTCGGTAGTAGAATCATCACGCCACGTCAGGCTGTCTCCAGCCACAATAACTGAAGGAATATTCATTACCAGTTATTGACGAATGAGTTGGATGGTTGTTGTGGTTTGCGAGTACGTCTCGCTGGCGTTGCTGTAGTATCGATTGATACAACCTTAGCACTGTCTACTACCGTACCACACGTTTTAGCAAATTGTGTGAATAACGTTGATTTATTGTATCGCTGATATAAAAGATTAAATCCAGCATAGGCATAGACTAGGCAGTCTAAAGCTTCGTTCCTGACGTTTGCGCTCTTCGTCCACTCATACACTGGGAACCCTTTAACATACCGTATTGATTTTTTCTCCGCTGTTAACTGCTGATAAAAGTCAGGAGTTAGTCTTGTATTAAAATGTATGTATCCTGCTCCAGGTGTGTTATGAGCCAATCTACCGTACAACGTGGACTTGATTGTGTCAGTACCGACAGGGTATACAATTCCGCCACGTTTAAGCAGTTGTCCACGGATGTTAACATCCACTTTTGTTGGCTTGCCTATTGGCGGACGGTTTCTTACGCTCATGCCCTTGACTGCAATAACATTTTGCAATTTACGCTCACGCGCATATTGATACGCCTCGTGTGTGAAGTGTCCACCGCTATCGATGGCAACTACATCTGGAGCACGCTTGTGTCCATTATGCCAAGTCAATGGTGCTAACACGGCATCATCTAACTGCTTCCACAGTAACGCAGAACTAGGGTCTCCGTATATTTCCATGTGGTTCAATACCCACGCCTGCTCACCTTCACCCCATGCTACAAACAGGATGGCTAGACGGTTGTCCTGCACGTCAACACCAACCGTGACGATTACCGCTCCTTCAGGAACAATATCTGGCTCGTAGAACTCAGCCCGTTCCGCTAGTCCAGTAGCACCTAATTTAGCAGCATAATCCTCCTCGAACGTCTCACCGAGTATCGTATTCACCCACGTTTTAAGTGACGGTGCATCACTCTTGACTCGCAAAAATTCAGCTACAATATCAGCCCACGACTTCCAGCCGAGCGGTGAATATAACGAATTTAGATGGAATCCGACAGCAGTAGGAACCATGCCATGGGCAGTAGGTAGCCACCTTCCAGCAGGCAGCATCTGCGTTTTATACCGCTCTTCAATTAGTTCTCCGCAGTGCTCACACCTGTACTTAGCAGTTGTTGGATCTCGGTTCTCCCACACAATATTCTTCCATTGTAGGTATTGCGTACCCGTGCAATGTGGACATGGCACGAAGTACCTGCGCTGGTCAGTCTGTAGAAATTCCCGCTCAATCCTACTCTGATCCTTCAGTGTTGGTGTACTGCATATAAATATTTTACGCCTTGCGAACGTGATAGTCCGACGTTCCGCCAGCGATAGTGGATCACCTTCACCCTCCACATCGTATGGCCATGCGTCTACTTCATCAGCAAATAGGTATTTGACAGGCATCGACCGCAATCCAGCAGCACTATTTGAACCAGTAATCATCAGCACGCCGCCAGGAAATTCCTTGCTGAACAACGTATTACCGCTATCCCGTGACCGTGGAGGTCGTACCTTATCCCGCAACCGTGGGGACTCCTCAATTAGCGTAGCGATACGTTGCTTACTAAATCGCATAGCAATATCAACGGTCGGCTGAATTGCAAGGACGGGTCCAGGGAATAGGTCAATGATTGCACCAAGCCAGTTATTGCCCGCCTCCGTTTTACCGACCTGCGCTCCCGCCATGAATACCACACGTTGCGTATTGCTTCGAGGTGATAGCTCGTCCATAATCTCCCGCAAGTATGGTGTGCGCTCAGTACGCCAACGCCCTGGCTCCGCACTCGATTTACTGCTCAGATACCGATTCGCATCAGCCCATTCACTAATCGTTATCTCCTGCTCTGGCTGTATGTAATCGCTGAATACACTACTGCATGACGGCACCTGCCACCTCCCGTAATGCGTTTACTAATTCAGCAGTTAACAGTGCATGGATTGCTGAAGGGTCGGACTCCGCCGCAAGTAGGTGTGCCAGACGGTCAGGGATATTCATAATCAATTCCCTGGTAGTCCTTGCAATCCTCGCCTGCTCTCTGTATACCTCGTCAGTAGGTATCAGTTTTTTACTCTGTGACTGGTACTCTAATTCTGCCAGCAACGCCTTGAAAAATTCGTGTTTAGCCCTACTGTCGTTAATGCTAGGGTATTGGGTCTCCTGCGAAACTAACGCCCCTTCATGGGCAAAATAACGAGGGTTGGTGGCATCGTTCCACTCCCTATCCGCTACCGCTGCATCAATCTCGTACCTACCGTTTTTCTGTGTAGCTGTAATTCTCCCTGCATCAATCGCCGCCTTCACCGACTGCCTGGTGCAGTTGCGGTGCTTTGCGTATTCTGTCAGATTCATATAAAAAACCTCCGCTCTACAATGTAGCATACGGAGGCAAATACTATAAACCCCACCGAGGGGTGGGGTATGGCGGTTACTGTAGCCAGTTGTAGATGGTGATTACGTTCTCCTCTACGAACCGTACTTCGTCATCGTCGATGTCAAGAATGTTCGCTTCGTATGCGATGTCGATCTCCTCTGCACTGAGGATCCTCTGCATGAACGAGAGTGGTACCCAGCCATCTGGAGTTCCGTTGATCTCGAGTGATGCCTCCACCCAGCGAGGTAATGCCTTGATGATGTTCAGGGTGGTGGTAGCGGTAGCGGTGGTGGTGGTAGTAGTCATGGTCGGCTCCTTTGCGCTCAGTGCGCTTATCTGTGTATGTATACTACTATAGGCGGTTTCTGGGGAATTGTCTAGGGGGGTTGTGACACTTTCTCAACTGCCACATTCGACGAGGTGGGAATCGCTGGTGGTGGGGATCGCTTCGCTGTGGGTGCCCACAAAAAACCCCACCGAGGGGTGGGGTCTTTTGGTTATCTGCGTAGTAGTCGTACCTGCCTCATTACTGCCTCCTCGTTCTGGGGATCAAGGATGATTGCTTGGATGACCTCTCCCTTCATGGGGTTGATCTCTCGAGCTTTCTTCGCCGCCTGGTAGGTGAACTCTCCATCTACTACCTCGTAGGATTCGAGGCTTGTTCTCCTCACGATCAGGGGGTTGATTACTCCCTGCGCCTCCAGGATCGCCTGGGCTACTGCCTCGATCTCTTCTGAGGGGAAGATCTCAGTGCTGGTGCTAGAGATCTTGCGGACTGCTACTAACGCTATTGGTAATTTCATGGTTCGGTGTGTGTGTATCTGTCTACAATTACTACTATAGGCGATCGCAACGGGATCCGCAAGGGGGTTTGTGACACTTTCTCAACTGGCACACGGCAGAAAGTGTCCATGTGCCAGTTGCCCTACCGAGGGGTGTGGCGGTCGCTATAGCGGCCAGAGGTGCCGTATCGTCTGTTTCGCCTCCGTCACGTTTTTCCCCAGGTAAACGCCAGTGTCGCCAAAGTGTCTTGGTTCTGGAAATTGCGCAAACCATCCGATAAAGCGACGGAACTCGACCACGAGGTCGTCATCCGTCGTCCGCTCGTCCACCAATTGCTGCAGTTCCTCTTGTTTGTTCCTAGCCGTTGGACGTGCCAATGTCGGTTACCTCCTGTTCAGAGTACAGTCCGTTTAGAATCTCTGGGCAGTATACTCTACCGAAGAATGCTGCCGCCCTATACTGTAGCATTAGCTCAGGCATCGTCAGCCACTTCGACCCCTTCTTGGTTGTCCAGCCTTCAGCTGCCGCCATCTCTAGCGATACCGTAGCACCACGGCACACTTCGCCCGTCGCCCGCTCGGTAGCGTATGCCGTGCATTTGGAACGGTCACCACTGAACTCAAATTTCAGCGTAGTGAACCGTCGACAGGAATTGATTGCAGCAATAATGAACTGGCTACTCCACGATGGTCGCCCGTGGATGATGTGCAGGTTTTGCATTACAAGTAGTGGTGCCATGTTCAGCCTGTTGGCAATCTCTAGCGCAATCAGACAGTTGGCTACATTACCACGGAATGATTCTGGAACCAGGTCGGACGATGCCAATGCCTTGCTCATACGCTGCGCCAGGTCGAAGCCTGCCGCCCCGATGCTTGGATTAAATACTGTAACAGGTGCCTGCACCTCGGCAGGGACGATAGCAGTCTCTTCAAATGTCAATTCGTCGTTCATGTGTATCTCCTAAAAAACAATAAAGCCCAGTTAGACTGGGCATGAATCTTGTCTGAATTAACTATAGCACGGGTAGGCTGAATGCGACAATCTCGCCATCAACCACTTCAGCAAACCTCATCTCAGGCTTGTCAAATGTTCTCCGCAACTCGTCGCAAGCATCCTGGAAGCATTCGTCCTCGTACAATTCGTTACTGCCCTCGTCGACGAGCATAACGCCATCGATTAGGCTGTAGGAACCAGGTGCCTTTGGGTTGCGTGCAATTTCGTAGATATAGCGTGTCATATGTCTCCTTGTGTGTGTATACGATTAATGTAATGCCTATCGCAGTGTATGTCTAGGGGGGTTGTGACACTTATTTATTGGCACACTCGCTAGACACTAAACCGTTGACAATCGCTTGCAGGTCGTGGATATATTCCCTGCAATCCCAGCCCTCCAGACGGCATACCTCTAGGTCAAACAGAATATCCCGCAGCAACCGCTCCGTCATGTGCAGCCTGGATAGGTTGTTCATCGTGCGTCGTGTGTCCACATCAATATCCGCCTTGGCAGGTTTCTTGCTGCCCTTGTTCCGAGTGCCGTCAAGGAATCCTGTCCAAGCATCCAACAACGAGAATTGCTTGACAGTCGGCTCCACCTTATTGGTAACGTTACCAACATGGTCGGCAACGTTCTTGGCTGCTTGATACCCTGGGTCTGGTGCCAGCATCCGTTTGCTCAGTGCACCTTTGTGGATGTAGACGTAGCCGTGGAGCGGACTGCCGCATTGTGTGTCAACCTTCCATCCGTCAGGGATAGAATCGACGATGGGCTGTCCGTTATGGTATCCAGTTATGTTCATGATGTTACCAAGGAACCTCTCTAGTCATTATTGGCATATTCTTTTCCTTGCAGAACACTTTACATCCGTCACGCTTAGCAACATCATAAACATGTCCAACCCATTCAAGTGGAGGAGTAAATGACGGCAAGCCATTCTGGGCAGACTGCCCTCCAATAACCACCCAGTTAAAGCCAGTGAGATCTTCAAACCTGATTTGAGTAATCAATGGTTCAACCGATAGCCATTTAACCCTAGCTTGAATGTCCTTGAAACACCGCTCAGCAAGTCCTACCCTAGCTTGATTGTCAATAGAAGTCCCAACCCAGACGTGATCAGGGAATCCACCATAGAGGTCGTTGACCTCCTTCAACCGTTGCGGAAATTTAGTTAAGCATAGATAAGTCCATTGTGGATTTGCAATCATTGCATCCATGACTTGCTGAATCCAGTCGATTGGAACCCACTTGCCAAACAAATCAGCCATGGAGCAAACAAACACGTTCTTGTCCTTCTGTCCAAAGTTCTTAGTATTCGGTGTGTTGGCAGGAGCCGCCAATCGTTCTGGATGAAAGGTGGGTTCAAAGCCAGTAGGATAAACTGACTTCATCCGCTGGCTTAATGCAATATCACGAGCGTAACAATACTCGCATCCATGATGACATCCTGTGACTGGGTTCCATGTCCACTTAGCCCAATCCACCATGGCGTTAGTTTCGTTAAATGTAGAACGATAGCCTGGTCGAACTTGAATATACCCAACACGACCATCAGCTAACTCAACCTGTGTTATTTGCGGTTCAGAAATACGAGCAGGCTGCTCAGGCAAAGGCACCAATACTGGAGCGTCTAACGCTGGCTCGTCTATCGTATCCATGATAGGCTCGTCCTCAGTTTGTTGTTGATTAGCCCAATCTTCAAGAGCAGATCGGATAGCATCGGAGACAGATGTTTGATTCATGCTAGAAACATTGTCCACAATAGACTTAGCAGCGGTCGGGTCTTTGCCGTGTAACTCTAGCAATGACTTGAGCGATCCATCAGTAAACTTGTTGGTATTCAAACACAGCGTCCGAAACTCATTGCCGTAGATGCCAGTAAGCTGATCAACAGTGCGAGTGAAAACAGCGGAACGTTCAATGGTAGCCCTGCTAGTGCCATGCTCAGCGGCAACCTGATCGCAAGTAGCAGAAGCTTTTGGTTTTGGTTTTGGAAATCCCTCATTTTGAGGGATTTCCAATTTTGCCCTTGTGTGCTGATTTCCTTCGTGTTGCCCCTTCCTGCTTTTCCTGGACTCATACAGCTTACCCAAGCACCATTTCCGATGTTGGTCACTAAGGTTGCGGCGACCTAACTGCTGCACCAACATCCATTCTTTAACCGCCTCAATGTCAGGGAAACTGCGCTCGGCGATCGTAAACGGTACACCTAGTTCAACACAAATCCGATAGCGGTTGTGTCCATCAACCAACACCTTGCCTTCCTGCCAAACTACTAGCGGTTGTAAACATCCCTCAACTGCTATGCTTTCTCTCAGCGTCCTTCTCTCGTCCTCCGATGTGGACGGAAGAAACTCCTCAAGTTCTTTGCTAATGTCAAACGTTGTCATGTTTTGGCTCCGTGAATAATACAATGGCATTGATGGCAGACAGAAATTAACGCCTCTGGATCGTCAAAAGTTCCCCACCTTGGATACGCTCTATGATGGACTTCAGTAGCATGACGGATTAAACATATTTCACAAATGCCTCCGCCTCGCTCCATCGCAATTTTACGAACCTGCTTGAATAATGGATGGGCTAGATACTCAGAATATGATTTGTAAGGAGAGTTGCTGCTGATCTTGCGATACAGGAAATTTGTCGCCCTTGACTTGAGCTAACACCTCCTTACCCTTATCGGTGTCAATCTTGTGTATATATAAACCAGAAGCAGTAAGCTTTTTTAAATTTAAGTTTCCGTAATTGGATCCATAAAGGAACGTCCATTGTGATCCACGAGCATTGCCAGAAACTGGTTCTCTAATCCACCAATAAACTTTGCCAACATTTTTCATCAACTGATCAATGTTGTTATACTTTGGAACTTGTGGATTATCTTTATTCCATGTCCTTCCATTTTCGTCGAAAGCTTTCTTTTCTCCACACTCAACCCGTTTTCTAGTTTGACCATCTAGGTTTATCAAAAAGTCAACACGTCGAGCATTTCCATTTCCATAAAAAGTTTTAAGTGCTTGCTCGCATGAATCTTTGACTCCGTTTGGATCAGCATAAATCAACCCAACAGTTTCATAACCTACCTTAATAAAAGGCAAGACAATATTGTTGTCAAAGTTTACAATAACCGATAGATTGTTTTGATGCAGGTAATCGTTGAGAACAGAACGCAAATCGTCAACCGTTGTAGCAACAACTTGTATTCCTCTTGTATTGCAATCCTCGCGCTGTTCATCAGTTAGTCCTGATTTTCCATTAACTACTACTACTACTTTGTTTGGATAAAACTTTATACATCTTTTTGCTAACGCAACGCATCTGTCCGTAGATTGCTCAATAAAAAAAGCAAACCATGGAAACGATGCTGATAACAAAACATCTAAAGCAGCAACAGGAGAGCCAATGCAACCAGCATCTTCGTTATAGCCACTTCCAGCATTTGTATCAATAAGTAGAAATCGATCAAAAGCCCTTCTGCCATTTTTTATAGGCTTGTTAAACATAACTCCACAAACATTTCTCAGTATCTCCAAAAAAGATCTGTAAGATTGCTGTTTGGGAAGGGTCGCCTTACTTTGTCCTTGCGAACTTGTGTTACTATTATTCATAATTGCCTAATCCTTCTAGGTAACCGCGGTTGATAATGGTTGCCACCTTGAGTGGTGTCTTGGTGGCGATCGCCGCTTAATCCAACATAACACACCACATCCATAATCAAACCTAATCATAAAAATATTTTCTACTTAAAATCGATAACTTCATGCTATGGTATCCTAGAGATGTGAGACATATATGGGCAGTGTGCGCTGCCCTTTCATATACAGGAGCCAACACATGTTTTATCAATTCCGTGGATACAAAGACCTAACAGATCCAGAGCCAGTATTACTCCCATTCATAATAAATCTAGAGCACGTTCTCTATACCGAACTGCGTGACGACTGGCGTTGGACACGTACATCGAGGCACAAGGAGGCACCCGTACTTATAGTGTGGCTGAACTGTACTCGTGGTGAAATATCTAGCAATTCAGAAGTAAGTAGGTTCACACCACATCGGCTTTACCTGGTAGGTCGTGAAGCAATTGACGACTTCCAACAAACCCTGTTACAGTACAGGTAAGTAAGCAACATGCAGCGCAGTCAGTTTCTGGCTGCGCTTTTTTATCATCGCCAGCAGGAGTGAACATGGCGTGTACACACAGATACCTAATGAATTATTCGACTACCTTCCAACGCTCTCTGGAGCTGCCACCAAAATACTACTCATAGTTGCCCGTCGTACCTACGGCTGGCATAAATCAACAGCGCATATATCTATGCAAACATTTGAAGAGCTTACAGGACTGTCACGCTCTACTGTCGTTCGTTCAATTGCAGAACTCGGCAAGGCAGGACTCCTTCATGTCCAGCGGTTGCAAGTGGATGGAGTCAATGAAATCAATAGCTATGAGATATTGATACCTGTGGAAAACTCAAAAGAGGGTAGTTCTAAAATGAAACTACCCCCTCCAGCACGTTTGCAGGCTGAACCGCCGACAGAGCATACCGTACAGGAGTTATCCACAGATAGGGGGGGTAGTTCTAAAATGAAACTAGGGGTAGTTTCAAAATCGAACTTATATAAAGAAAGGAATTTAAAAAAAGAATATAAAGAAAGGAACGATGCGCTTGCGCTTATTGGGGAAACTCACAGCCCACATGCTAAACCAGATACGACCTGTCCAGTGTGCGGAGTACGTGCAACATCGTTCGAGGTGCAGCGATACGGTACCTGTTCAGATTGTTTTGTTAAATCTACGTGACTGGTGGGACAGTTTTGTTCCGCCGATTTTTTTACAGGAGAAATATGATTCAACTACATTTAGGTGACTGTCTGGACGTGCTCAGAGCTATGCCAGAAATGAGCGTAGACGCTATCGTAACCGACCCGCCCTATGGTTTATCATTCATGGGCAAAAAATGGGATTACGACGTGCCTAACGTTGAGATATGGAGGCAATGTCTGCGAGTGCTCAAACCTGGTGGTCACCTGTTGTCGTTCGCTGGTACTCGGACACAACATCGTATGGCAGTCAATATCGAAGATGCTGGGTTTGAGATAAGAGAAATGATCGCCTGGGTGTATGGATCGGGGATGCCCAAGTCGCTGAACGTGAGCAAGGCAATTGATAAGATGGCGGGTGCCGAGCGGGAGGTGGTGGGGCAAGAAACTCGCTACAACGAGCCGAGCGGCATAGTGAATGCTGGTAGGGGATTAGAAGCACGGAGTTTGATAAAACGCAACATCACCGCTCCAGCCACTGATGCCGTCAAGCGATGGGATGGTTGGGGAACTGCGCTCAAGCCTGCCCTGGAGCCAATAACTGTGGCACGTCGCCCAATCATCGGGACAGTTGCGGAGAATGTGCTGAAGTACGGCACGGGTGGAATTAATGTGGATGGGTGCAGGGT